ATTTATTTCGTTTACTTAATAGAAAGGAAAAAAGAAAATGAATAATAAAGAAAATACTTTAATTGTTAAAACCGATAAACATTATGGAAAAAATTACATTTATCCTAGTTGCGAAAAATCGGAATTAGTCGCTAAATTATGGGGCGAAAAAACTTTTTCAAAAGAAAGGATAAATATACTGAAACAATTAGGTTTTAAATTTATTCATGAACAAATTGAAATTTAAAGAAAGGAAGAAAGAAAATGAAAGAAAGTAAAATTTTATCCCTTAATCTTCATTTAAACGCTAATTTTTATCCGCCTTTTCCTCAATATGTAAAAAATAGGGTTCTAACTATGTTTAAAGCATATTATCGAAAAAGGATTAATGAAGACTTACTAAAAAAATATATATTTAAAAAATTCGTTTCAGAAAATGGGTTTTATAATTATAGGTTTAACGAATATCTTTAAAAGAAAGGAAGAAAGAAAATGAGTGATATTAAATTTACAACAATCGATGAATTAATAAAATTAGAAAGTTTAAGAGCAAGAAAAAAACCGCCTTGCGATTTACAAATAAACGAAAAGGGGCTTGAACTGGAACAATATTATTCGGAAAGTAAAAAAGGACATCTAAACTTGTTAGAAATGCCACTTGATTATTTAGTAAGGGCATTTAATAAAACTTTGAAGAAGTTGAATGAAAAAGAACCTTTAAAAAAATTTAAAGTTACGTTGTCCGTTGATGAAGCTTATAGTGTAATATTAGACGCTAAAAGCCCAGAAGAAGCCGAACAAATGGCTTTAAATATGATGAATGATGAAGACCCTTATAAACATTTTAAAATTGAAGACGGACAAGGGGTTGTTATTGAGGATACTGAAGAAATAAAATAATCTATTTATCTTTTAAAAGGGGTTTTCTACCCCTTTTATTTGGTTGTTGTATTAATTCGCATTCGCCATTTTCATAAACCATTAATAAAACGATATTTTTCTTTTTCTGTTCTTTAGTGGGCGATCTATAAATAATACTTTTATTTTTTCTTTTGCTTACTGTTTTAATATCAATTTTTAATGTTTCGCCGTCCGTGTTCATTGCTACGATATCGCAATCGCCTAAACTAGACAAATTATTGAAGACAATATAATCGTTTTCCGTTAGCCATTGAATAGCTTTTAAATGATTGATGAAGCCTTTTTTGTGTTTTCCGTCCAAATGATATTTTATTACACTTATTACACTTATTTTCAAAAATATTTTTTATAAACCAAAAACTATTAAAACTAGTGTAACAAGTGTAACAAGTCTTGAAAAATGGCTTAATATTAAGAAGTTTTGGCATACACTACTATTTTTTTAGTAGTGTAATTTATTACACTAGTAATGTACTAAAAATTAAATTTTATTGAAAAATAAAAGTTTTTTAATTATTTGTTTAATTAATGCAAATAGTTGACGGAAGAAAATCAAGAAAGCTTACCCCTAAACAATTACGTTTTGTTTATGAATTTTGCCATTATACCTTAATGGGAAAACAATCGGCGACAGAATCAGCAAGAAAAAGCGGATATAGTGAAACAGTAAGCAAAAAAATGGCTTATGAATTGCAAGACCCTAATAAATATCCATTAGTAGCGGAAGCAATTCAAGACATGAAAAACGAATTGAAAAATAAATATTCTGTTAATATGGATAAACACTTAAATCGATTAGAAGAACTTGGAAGAAAAGCGGAAGAAGATAAACATTATTCGGCTTCGATTAATGCGGAACAATTACGTGGAAAAGTGGGCGGATTGTATGACCCAACAATTCGACTTGAAAATTCAATTGAAAACTTGCCAAGGGATGAACTAATTAAAAGATTAAACGAACTTAAAAAAAATAATATTGATATCGTAAACCAAGAAAAAATAATTGAACATGAAGAAATTAAAAACGAAAATTAGTAACCCTATATTTTTTGCTTCTAAAGCTTCTGTGTTACTGTTTTGTTAGAGAAAAATTTTATAAAATTAATTAGGAAAAATATAAGTTTTTATAACTATCATCGAATAGAAAACACAACGGTTCAAGGCTTCCCAGATTTAGTCTGTATTGGGTTAAAAATGGATACTATTTTAATGGAAGTTAAAATTGCAAAAGGTAATAAAATAAATCTTACGCCCCATCAAATCGCTTATAATTTAAAGTTATGGAATGAAAAAAACAAAGTGAATTATATTATTGTATACGTTTCAAAACTTGCGGACGACCCTCGAACAAATAATATTTATTTGTATGAGGGGCGAAAAGTAAAGAATTTGGCAATAAATGGCATAAACGAACCGCCAACCGCCAACAATTGGCCTACTATATCTAGTTATTTGTTGGCGACTCATGGAACATAAACCAAAAAACCTAGGAAAACCGCCAATTATCACTTATGATAATTTTTATTATCGTTCAAAAAACGGAAGACGAACCGCCAACCGCCAGAAATTAGCCATTTTTTATAAATAATGGCTAGGTACTTAGGAATATTAAAAAAAATGGCCGTTTTCCGCCGATTATGAGACCATGAACAGGCCAGGCGTTGTGTATGGCAAGCGCTTGCGATCATGTTTTAAATATTCAGCCACCAATTTTTCATATGGAAGCGATTTTTCTAGGGTATACCCCTTTTTTTGTGTAAAAAGGCCTAGGAGTCCCAATGGCCACCGAAAATAATATTTACGAAAAGTATTCAGATGAAGAACTAAGGCTAATGTTAGCCATTGGATTGAAGGACGATAACGAAAAAGCTGCAACAAGCTTTATGCACTTTGTTAAAAAAGTCTGGCCAGAGTTTATTGATGGATATCATCACAATGTTTTAGCTAAAAAATTTGAAGAAATAGCTGCTGGCAAGTTAAAACGGTTAATTGTTAACATGCCCCCAAGACACACAAAGTCAGAATTTGCCTCTTACCTCTTTCCTGCCTGGTTAATGGGTCAAAAACCCAAAACTAAAATTATTCAAGCAACTCATACAGCAGAACTGTCTTACAGATTTGGTAGAAAAATGAGAAATCTTATGAATGACGAAGAATATTTAAAAATTTTTAAAGATGTTCATCTTCGAGCAGATAGTAAAGCGTCTGGAAGATGGGAAACAAATCATGGCGGAGAATATTTTGGTGCTGGTGTTGAAGGCGCAATAACTGGACGTGGTGCAGATCTGTTAATTATTGACGATCCTCATTCAGAGCAAAATATTACAGACACTAGTTTTGATAAAGCGTTTGATTGGTACGTTTCTGGACCAAGACAGCGTTTACAACCAGGCGGTGCAATAGTTGTTGTAATGACAAGATGGTCTGAAAGAGATTTGACGGGAAGACTAATGAGACAACAAGCTGAAGTAAAGGCTGATCAATGGGAAGTTATAGAATTCCCAGCAATATTACCAAGTGGCAAACCAATTTGGCCAGAATATTGGAAAAAAGAAGAACTAGAAAAGATACAAGCCAATTTACCTGTTATGTCTTGGGAGGCTCAATATCAACAAAAGCCAACTTCAGAAGAAGGAGCGATAATTAAACGTGAGTGGTGGAAAACATGGAAAAGAGAGGACGTACCAGAGCTGCGTCACGTCATTCAAAGTTACGATACTGCTTTTAGTAAAAAAACAACAGCAGATTTCAGTGCTATAAGCACGTGGGGTGTTTTTAGAACAGAGTTTTCTAGAGACAATATTATTTTATTAGATTGTATAAAAGATCGTTGGGATTTTCCAGAATTAAAAAAAGTAGCATTAGAACAATACAAATATTGGGAACCAGAAACAATTATTGTTGAAGCAAAAGCAAGTGGTCAACCGTTAATTCAAGAACTTAGACAAGTTGGAATTCCAGTTGTAAGTTATTCGCCATCAAAAGGTAATGATAAAATTACAAGAGTCAATGCAGTAGCACCTGTTTTTGAATCTGGACAAGTTTGGGCGCCAGAAAAACATTTTGCGGAAGAAATGATTGAAGAATGCGCAGCTTTTCCATATGGTGAACATGATGATTTGGTTGATAGCATGACTCAAGCATTGATGAGATACAGACAAGGTAATTTTGTTGCGCTTCGTGATGATTATGAAGATCAAGTAAAAGAACCTAAAGTTTATGAGTATTACTAATGACTAGATTAATTATGATGAATAGGATATAAAAAATCATGGCAGAGAATAATATTGATAAAAGGATTGATGCCGTTGTCGGCGAAGCATTGGAAGATGCTATCGAAAATGAGACACCGATTGATATAGAAATTGTTTCTGAAGAAACTACCGTGTCCACCGAACCGTTGGACGTGGATCAAGATTTTTATGACAATCTTGCTGATAACATGGAGGATGATCAATTAAACAGATTATCTTCGCAGCTGATAGAGGATTATGAAAATGATAAATCATCTAGAGATGATTGGTCAAGATCTTACACAAGAGGTTTAGATTTGTTAGGATTTAAATACGAAGAAAGATCAAAACCGTTTCAAGGCGCAAGTAGTGTTAATCATCCGTTGTTAGCGGAAGCCGTAACGCAGTTCAGTGCAACAGCATACAAAGAAATGATGCCATCAGACGGACCAGTTCGTACACGTATCATGGGTAAAGAAACGCAAGAGAAGTATGAGCAATCACAAAGAGTCAAAGAATTTATGAATTACCAAATTACGACAGTGATGGAAGAATATACACCTGAGCTTGATCAGATGCTTTTTTATCTTCCGCTTAGTGGTTCGACATTTAAAAAAGTTTATTACGATGCTCAATTAGAAAGAGCAGTCTCAAAATTTATACCAGCTGAAGATCTTGTTGTTCCTTACACAGCAAGTGATTTAGATTCATGTGAAAGAATTACTCATGTTGTAAAACAATCAGAAAACGATATTCGAAAAAAGCAAGCTGCAGGATTTTACTCAGATATAGCTTTAAGTACACCGTCACCAGAAGATGCAACATATAGTTCCAATGATGTGAAAGATAAAATAAATCAACTAGACGGAGTGCAACCTACTGGTGAATCATATGATTATACATTGTTAGAAATTCATGTAGACTTAGATCTTGATGAATTTAATGATACGGTAGATGACAGTGAGAAAAGAATTAAAGTTCCTTACATCGTTACAATAGATGAGCAATCAAGAAAAGTTTTGTCGATTAGAAGAAACTATGATGAGGACGATGAAACAAAAAAGAAAAAACAATATTTTGTGCATTATAAGTTTTTACCGGGACTTGGTTTTTATGGATTTGGTCTAATACATTTAATCGGCGGTTTAACAAGAACGGCAACGCAAGCGCTTCGTCAACTAATTGATGCTGGTACGTTGTCTAATTTACCAGCTGGTTTTAAAGCTAGAGGACTTAGAATTCGTGATGATGATAATCCTTTACAACCTGGTGAATTTAGAGATGTCGATGCTCCGGGTGGCGCCATCCGTGATGGATTAATGCCACTACCTTACAAAGAACCTAGTCAAACATTATTTGCATTACTTGGATTTGTTGTTCAAGCTGGACAACGATTTGCACAAATAGCAGATATGCAAGTAGGCGATGCGAATCAAGGAGCTCCAGTTGGCACCACTATTGCTTTACTTGAACGTGGTTCACGAATCATGAGTAGCATTCATAAAAGAATGTATTACTCAATGACAAAAGAATTTAGATTGTTGGCAGACGTTATTAGAACTTATCTTCCAGAAGAATATCCTTATCAAGTAGTAGGAGCAGATAGAAGTATTAAACAATCAGATTTCGATGACCGTGTTGATATAATACCTGTGGCCGATCCAAATATATTTTCAATGGCTCAAAGAATTCAATTAGCACAAACTCAGCTGCAACTAGCCACTAGTGCGCCACAAATTCATAATGTCAAAGAAGCATACAAAAGAATGTATCAAGCGCTCGGCGTCAGTGACATAGATAAAATTATGAAGTTGGATAAACCAGAGCCTATGAGCCCAACTGAAGAAAATCAACGATTAATTGATATGGATAAAATAGAAGCATATGAGGGGCAAAATCATGATGCACACATACAAGCTCATATCGTTTTTGCATTATCGCCTATTGTTCAACTAATGCCTCAGATTGCAATAGATTTAAATAAACATATTATGCAACACATAAGTCTTAAAGCAATAGAAGCTGTTGGCGAACAAGTTAGAGGCGCAGAAGATTCAATGAACATGCCAATAAATGGTAGTGAAGCAATGAAATTAAAAGATGCTCAAATCGCCGTTTTAGAAGCGCAGTTTTTACAAGAAGTGAAACAATTACAAAGCCAATTAGCTGGAGAAGGTAAACCAGATCCTGTTATTCAATTAAAACAACAAGAGCTGCAACAACAAGCATTAAGAGACCAGGCTAGATTACAAATGGATCAACAAAAGTTAGGTTTTGAAGCACAAAAATTACAACAAAAAGATAAGATAGATAATGCAAGAATAGAATCGCAAGAGGACATCGCTCAATTGCGTGCTAATGTAAACTTGAAAAAATCAAAACCATCAACAAATTTTATTAAAGATGGTTGATATGAATAATGATGAGATGCAAGATGTATTTGAAATTTTCTTGAAAGAGGCGGATAATTTCTGCAAACTTCACGTGAAAAGTAAAACTTCAGCTTTAGTAATGG